GAGACACCTCAGGATATTTATGATATTGTGCGGAAAACTACAGTAGTAAAAATATTTGAGGATGATATGCCGTCAACTCAAAAGCTCAGACAAGTTTGGCTTTATGATAAGAACTTGGATAGAGCCTTAGTTAAAAGGCCGGTAATGACTACTCCTTATGGAGCGACACTCTATGGTATGCGCGATCAAATCCATGAGGAGATAAAGAAGCAACAGGACAAGGGGAAGGTATTTGCCGGAATCCAAGAAGGTGAAGACCTGTGGGTACATTGTAAGTATATTGCAGGATTTATCTATGAGGCTATTGGCGAGGTTGTAGTATCAGCTAGAGAAGGTATGAAGTGGTTACAGGATTGTGCTAGAACCATGAACGAATTAGATAGACCAATATATTGGACACTACCTACAGGCTTCTTAGTAAAACAGAAGTATTTAAAATCTACAGTTTCTCAAATTAAAACTGTTATCAATGGTAGGATGGCCTCGCTATGGGCAGCTAGTGGAGACTCGCATAAAATGAACAAGTATAAGCAAGTGAATGGTATAGCTCCAAACTTTGTTCATAGCTTAGATGCTTGCCACCTTATGAAGACTGTGATAGGAGCTAATGATACACACGATATACAGTCTTTTGCAGTAGTACACGATAGCTTTGGAACTCACGCTTCTGACATAGAAGAACTTGGGATTATTTTACGAGAAAAATTTATAGAAATCTATAAAGAGGATGTTTTACAAAGGTTTAAGGAAGAACAAGAGAAAAGCGGGAAAATAAATTTGACAGCCCCGGAAGGATATGGTAAGTTGAGAATAGAAGGAGTAATTGATGCAGAATTCTTTTTTAGCTAATGTAAATATTGAAAACGTAGGTCAAGGAATGATGAAGGTGGTTGAAGCATTACAGCCTTTTAGTAAGTCAGAAAAATGTGTCATTCTCTGTAGTGTGTTCAACTCTATGTATAACAATAAACTCAGAAAGGATAGAACAATAGCAGAATTAATGAATATTGTAGATCGTATCAGAGTAGATTGTAAAAGACAGAAGATTCCAGAATTCGGTGGTGCAGAAAACTTTATTAAAGGAGAGCTATAAAATGGCAGAAACTAAATTTCCCATGCACGTTTCACCAGTAGGCACAGCTTCATGGCCGTGGCTTAACAAGCCTGATGTACGCTTTGATGCTGACGGCATTTACCATGTTAAATTGGTAATGACTAAAGAGGAATCAAAGAAGCTTGCTGCAGTAATCAAGCCTCTTATGAATGGTGGTAAGCACAACCCCTTGAAACCTGAGAAGGATGATCAAGGAAATAACACTGATAACATGGTGTGTCAGTTTAAGATGAAATCAGTGGTTAAATCCCGAAAGGGTGATTTTACTCAAGTTCCTATCTTGCTCGACAAAGAAGGTCAGCGTATTGAGTCTACGATAGGGGCAGGTTCAAAGATTAAGGTTGCCTATCAAGCAGTACCTTTTGATCAAGGTGGGGGTGGAGTAACTCTAAGACTCCGTAAGGTACGAGTTTTAGATATGGTTGAGTATCAAGGTAGCACGAATGATGACCTTGAGTGGGGCGAGGAGTTCTCTCAAGGTGCAAATGACAAGGATGATGATGCAGATGGGGAGGACTTCTAAATATGCCGAGCTATGAGGACATCAAACAGATGGAATCAGAGGAGGTGTATCGGAAGTTGATGGAATGTAAGCCTGCGGTAGTTCATAGACTTGTATCAGATTTGTACCAAGTATTACATACAGGTTCTTTTCCAGTTGATGATTTTTATACTGTGAAGACTACTTTAACAATGTTAAAGGGCTTATTGAGTGCGAGTGAGTTATATGGTCAGCAAGAAAATTAAAGTAACTCCGCACTGGAAGCATGGTATCGCTAGGGGGTATCGCTCAGGGTTAGAGTCGAAGATAGGTGAACAATTAAAAAGTGCCGGTGTTGAATGGTACTATGAACCTGAGCGTATCCCCTACATACCTAATCAAAAAACTTATACACCCGATTTTTATTTACCTCACAAAAAAGATGACATAAAAAAAGCAGAAAGACATGGTATATTCATAGAAACAAAGGGTAGGTTTTTAGCCTCTGATAGAGCTAAACACCTTTTGATAAAAGAACAACATCCTGATCTAGACATCAGGTTTGTATTCACTAACCCAAACCAAAAACTCTATAAAGGATCGAGGACAACTTATGGACAATGGTGCAACAAGCATGGGTTTAAATACGCAAAAAAGGACATCCCCTCAGAATGGCTCATCAACTTGGGTGGGAAATGAGGCTTGTCCAAAATGCGGATCGAAGGATAACTTAGCGAGGTATGATGATGGACATGGTTATTGTTTTGGAGTGGATTGCGGTTACTATCAGCCTGCTAGCGGTTCTGTTCGTAGGGTTCATGGACTTTCCGAATCCAATCCCGATACTAAAAAGAAATTTACTAACCTACTTCCGAAAGGACAATACAAAGATTTAACCAAAAGGAAAATCTCTGAGAAGACCTGTAAATTATATGGTTATTCTATTGGTAAGTATAATGACAAGCCTTGTCAGATTGCAGAATTTAAAGATGATCATGGTAACGTAGTAGGACAGAAGGTACGACTTCAAGGGAATGACTTCCGTACTCTAGGCGAAGTGTCTGGACTATGGGGTAAACACCTTTGGGGTACTGGTAAAAAGATAGTCATTACTGAGGGTGAAATAGATTGCCTCAGTGTAGCAGAACAACAAAATTGTAAGTGGCCTACTGTCTCCATTCCCAACGGAGCTAAGTCAGCTAAGAAAGCCATACAGAAGGACTACGAGTGGCTTGTAGGAAACTTTGAAGAAATAATTCTCATGTTCGATATGGACACACCGGGAATGACAGCTTCAAAGCAGTGTTCCGAGTTATTCCCTCCCGGTAAATGCAAGATTGCCAAACTTCCAAAGAAAGATGCTAACGAGTGCCTTGTAGCTAATCAAGGATCAAGTATTGTTAGTGCTATTTGGAACGCCTCAGTCTCTAGACCAGATGGGATAGTAGCCGGAGAAGACACATGGGAGCTAGTGAATACTCCAATCAAACCTAGCGATCACGAATATCCGTGGATTGGACTTAATAAGAAAACTTTAGGAGCTAGAAAAGGTGAGCTTGTAACCTTCTGTGCAGGTACAGGTGCAGGTAAATCGACTACTGTTAAAGAGATTGCGTCTTACTTACTCAGTAAAGGTGAGTCCATAGGCTATATAGCTTTGGAGGAATCAGTAAGAAACGCAGCTCTGGACTTCATGTCGATTGAAGCTAATTCTATGCTCCACCTTCAAGATAATTTAGAAGAAAAATATTTGAGGGAAATATGGGAAAGAGTTTTTGCTACTGGCAGACTCTTTCTTTATGATCATTGGGGGAGCTTAGACGGAGATGTACTTACCAATCGTATTCGTTATCTTGTTCGCAGCTGTGGTGTGGATTGGATCGTGCTTGATCATATTAGTATCATGGTCAGTGGTCTCGAAGGAGGAGACGAGCGAAGACTTATCGACAATCTTATGACAAAGCTACGATCACTAGCAGAAGAACTTAATGTAGGAATGTTTATTGTCTCTCATTTAAAGAGACCATCACAAGGAAAGGGGCATGAGGATGGAAAACAGATCAGTATCGGAGACCTTAGAGGGAGTGGAGCTATTGCTCAGCTCAGCGATTTTGTTATTGGACTTGAACGAGATCAACAAGGAGAGAATGAGACTATCGTTAGAATCCTCAAAGCGAGGTATAAGGGAAGTTCGACAGGCGTTGCAACCTGTTTATCCTACAGTCCAGAGTCAGGTAGACTTAGCGAATGTGCAATCCCAAATGAAGAAGACGATAGTGAACTTAACGAGCAAGGTTTCTGATTTAGAAGAACGCTTTCCAAACGGAGATTTAAGATGAGCTTAGAACTCGTATTTGACATTGAAACGAATGGTCTATTGGACACAGTAGATCAAGTACACTGCATAGGACTAGCAGTAGTAGGAGCTAAGGCCGGTCAGCTGTATGCGAATCAGTCCGGGTTTTATGATAACGAGTTTGCTTCTTATGACTGCTTGGAGGATGCTTTGGAATGTATGAAGCGCGCTGAGAGATTGATAGGTCATAATATTATTGGCTATGACCTACCAGTTTTGAAGAAGGTATTAGGGTGGACTCCGAGTAAGAACACAGAGATAGTAGATACCTTAGTGATGTCCAGACTAATACATACTGACCTAAAAGAATTAGACTCTAAGAATAGACAGTTAGAGCCTAAGCTTTGGGGTAGTCATAGTCTTAAAGCTTGGGGTATTAGGCATGGTAATCTAAAAGGTTACTATGGTGAGACCTCAGATTGGTCTGAGTTTTCAGATGAGATGGCAGTCTATTGTCAACAAGATGTAAACATTACTATGGACTTGTACTATCATTTCTTAGAGCAAGAGTATAGTAAGGATGCTATTGACATGGAACTC